CTCGTTGGAGTAACCAGGAATGGATTCCCATAAGTCCAAGTCCAAGACGACGATTCTTTTCCCGTACCTTATAGACTTTCTCATATGGCAAATCTGCCCGTAAGGTGCCACAAACAAGAAACTTAGAGGCGAGAGTGACGATACTTGCAAATTCTTCCAGAGATTGAATATTGCCGAGATTAACGCTACCAAGATTACATACGTCACTGTCATCTTCACTTGTAACTTCCGTACAATTAGAGACAATGATCCCTTCTGCCATAAACGCATGTTCTTCGACTCCTACATCACAACAATAAACGTCTGAGAATCCGGCAGCCTCAACACTAATAACTTTAATTTTAGCCTTTCGGTATGAAGTGTATGGTTTTACTTTTAGTCTTCGGGTAGGGATAATTTCTCCAAATCTAGAAGTAAATTCAGAGTACACTGTCAACATATAGCCCTGAGAATCTCCGTAGGTAGAATTACCTGCCGTAGAGATTCCAGACAAAATACCCAGGCTTTCTAAAAGCCTACGAACTCCCTGTAAAAACTCTTTATGTTTAGAGGCCACTCGAACTGTTCCTCTGGTTTCTACATAATTTCCGTCAGCATCAAAAAGACCAGCTAAAAAGCTGCACTGCTGTGCAGTACCAGTCTTGGACCCCAGTAAATCCTCTGGAAACACCTCCTTATGCCGATTAGAGAAAAGATTGTGATTCTTTGTATATGCCCGCAGATAGCCTCTAGAATCAGAGTAATTCCACGAAGTCAAAAGATTTTTATCAAAGCCCTCAAAACATTCCCTGCTGGCATCGGTACAGAACGTCACTTCTGCTCTAGGATAGAGCTTATGAAAAGTGCCGTCCCCATAGATATAGCCGAGGGTGTAGTAGTCTTTGTATTCAAAACTATCTACTTCGTTATTTAGCTGAATAAGTAGGTTATCTCCTTCGTCTAAATCGGAAGCTGCTTTTTTAGTTCCATCTTCCAAAAAGAACTCGTGAGATGGTTCGGCAATAATTTCTCTTCCTCCAGACATTAGGACCCTAACTACTTCTGCGTTTTCAAATGTCTTGCGGAAAACGGTATTAGCCCATTGTTTACCAGTCCAAACCTTTACTACTTTATCTACAATATCCCTAATTTGGCGATACCCATCTACAGTAAGGACATAAGTCTCTGGGCCTAGTGGGGCATTTCTAAGTGTTTCATTTTGTTTATCTCCAAAGTTAAAACTAAATCCAGGTTCTCCTGTCTTTAATGCTTGTTTACAATTCTCCAAGAAAACAGGATTTTTAGGATCAAATTTCCAGGAATCATCATAATTGACAGAGATATTAGTCATATCTAATGTTGCTGGGAAGTTAAAATCTTCTGTCTTTAAATTACGTATCTGTGGAGTCCAATTTTTTGCCTTTAAAAAGTCCTGTATATCTTCGTGTTGCCAATTCAATGAGGCGTAAATAGCAGACCTCCGTGATCCCCCTTGCATAACGCCACGACCAACTTCGTTTATCATCTGCATCAGAGGTATTGGACCTGAAGATAAGCCACCAGTACGACTTAATGGTTTCCCTGAAGGTCGTAGAATGCTGTAGTCTATTCCAATACCGCCACCAGTCATAAGACAACTCACAGCTCTTTGTGTTAAATCTGCCCATTCTTCCCTCGTATCATGCTCTGCTCTTAGCAGATAACAGTTATTAAAATATTGATTCTTTCTACCAGCGTACCATAGGTAACGCCCACCAGGAATAAATTTAAATTCTTTGATATATTGAGTTAATTGTTGTCTATCATCTTTAGACATCAAAGCATTACGATTATCCCAATTACCACAAACATGATCAACAACACGTTCTGCTAGTGCTCCCCAAGTATCATCAGGACCTTGTGCATACTTAACTTTAAATATAGTTTCACTGAATGGATTATTAAAATAAGATTTAATCATTCTTTTTATAATCTTTTACTTCTAAATGCCATTCATCATTCTTAATTTTATTTAACATATCTTTTTTTATTTTTCTTTCTTTATGTTTTTCTTTTAATTTAGGATCTTGTTTTTTCTTATCTAAATTAATCAGAGTCATCATCTTCTAAATCATTTTCAAAGTATTCAATCTTATCTTCAATCTTATCTTTAAATCTAGAAATTAAATCCTCACTACTTATATCTAGAATTTCCATCAATGTTATTTCATCAATTTTTAATAGATCCTCACAAATTTCTTCAAATGTTTTCAATATATTTTTTACATACCCCCCATGACTCTGGGAATCTCATATCAAGATGATAGGCAATTTTATTAGCAACATCTTGTGTTTCTTTTTGTGTATGTGGATCTAAACGTAGGTTACACACACGTATAAATGCAAGTAGTGATCCTGACCATATCCACTCTGTCATCATATTCTGTGGAAGAATCATTCTTGCTTGTTCTGGACATAAACCATCTGATATTAGCTCATTATATACTGATAAATTGGAAGCACATGTGTTTTTTGACCATATATTTAGATCATATAAAGGTTGATTAGGATCAAAAATTCCATCACTACCTTGCTTAGAATTTTTAGGTTTGCCTCTCCATTCTTTTGGGAAAAAGAATTCAGGTTCTTCATCTACATATCTACGAGAAACCTCATTCCAAGCAAGACCTACTTGATGCTTACCAAGTTGTCTTGCAATAAAAATAGGTGCTTTGATTCTAAAAGATAAGAATGCATGTGCAAATGGTAAAACATGATTATGATCTGCTAAATATTTCAATAATTTCTGATCTTTATCAGATACATATTCAACAGAAGGATCATCATCGTCATACATATAATAACTTTTTTTATTAAACGAAACTCTAGCAGCATTGACTACAGATAAATCTGTACCCATGCTGTCTATGAGTTCCACTTTACAATCACTGATCTTCATATTCTTTTATTGTCTTAATAGGATTACCATCTTTATTACAAATCATAACTACTTCTGTGGATGCACCAATGTGATATACTTGTCCTGTGTATATATCTTTGCAGTATGAATACATTCCATCTATATGATGGAAATGTAAATCTTTATATATCTTTGGTGCTCCTGGAGGAGTATTTACTTTTTCATCATATATACGAATGTAACAATTTCTAGGTACATTATATAGGTTCATTAACGATTATCTCCAGATCCACCTATAGTTTTCTTTACTAAACGTTCTGAAAGTTTTTCAAAATTCCAACGTAGGATAGTCTCAAAGTCATAACCTAAAGCTTCTGCTAATCTAGCAATATACCAGCAACAATCCCCTAGTTCTGCTCCAAGTTGTTTTGGTTCAAACAAACCATCACGAATTAACTTTTTAACTTTACCTGCAACTTCACCAGCTTCTGAAGATAAACCTAAAGCTAGATACACTAGCTCTCTGTTATCTCCTGTACCTGCACCTGGATAGATAGCAGTGTCAATAGTTTTCTTTTGATACTCATTTGCATTCATTAATTGTTTTCCTTAAAAGGGTAAGGGTGAAAGATAGAATCTTGTTCATCTTTAATAGGATTTATTTGGTTTTGCTGTGCTGAACATTTAGTGCAATAATACGGAGATGGTGGTACGCATCTGTCAAAACCATTATCAGGAATACCATTACATCCAGGACAAGTTAAATTATCTATAAATTTATTTTTCCGTAACTGTAATTCAGAACGGAGATAAACAACAGCATCTAGTAGTTCTTCATAAGTTTCTTTTATGAAATCTTTTTTAGTCTCTGGAGTTAAAGGGACACCATACTGTTTCATACCCCCTTTGTTTCTTTTCTTCATGTCTTTAATGACATATTTCCAACTATTTTTAGCCATATTTCTCTCGTAAATATCGTAGGGATACAAACATCTCATCAAAGGAACCATTATTAACTTCATTTAACATAATGAGTCCTCTCCAGTGATTATTTGTTTGTATGTTTAAATAACCTTCTTGGTGTTCATAACAACTTCCTGCGATGATGCATGTGATGTTTGTTCCATCAGCTTTCTTTCCATAGGCCACCTGTCTGCCTTGTTGATGACCAGCAATACAAGACATATGTAATTTGCTAACCATACAGGAAGCAGAAGTAATAGGCCGGCCAAAAATACCGGAGGGATAATAATGACAATAAGCAATGTTATCCACAATGACAGGAGAAAGAAAGCCATGTACTTCCCACTGTTTATAAGGCAAGTCTTCATATGATATTAAACCTTCAAGTTTGGGATCGTTGTTAATGGCACGTTCAATTCTTTGTTCGTGATTCCCCAAGGTGAGAACGAGTCTTGGTTTATATTGCTTCTCTTTATTCTTCTTTTTAAGTATGTTGAAATTAACCAAAGGCGCAAGTAGCAGATCCATTCCTCTCTGTGCTGCATCTATATCCTTTACATATCGTTGTCCCTCAAAGGACTTCTTACCTATATCATAAGATGATAGAGAAGTCATATCAGCAAAGTCGCCTAATTGGATAATTACATCTGGCTTTTTGTCCACAAGAAAATGACCAATCGCAGTTAAATAAGATAAATCCTCGCTATGTCTAATTTGGGTATCTGGAATGACACAATGTTTAATAGACATATCTGGCTGCCTTTATCAAATTTTTATTTATATCTTTATAGGGCATTATTCATCTAACCATTCTTTAATTATATCATAATCCTTAATAGAACAATAGGGAAATCCATGTTTTTTAGCCCATTCACCATGAGTAGTTTTCATACCACCACATAGTTTATCTTCATCTAAAAATACAAATCTTAAATCTAAGTCAGGATTCTGTTTTTTAATTAGTATATATTTCTGTCTTTCTGCATTATCTGACAGATAACCTTTACTTTCAATATGAATACTATTATGTGGAAATGACCAGTCTACTGTATATTTATGCTGTGACTCAGGTATTACATAGGGAATTACAGTAGTTTCATAAGTGTATGGTACATTTAGATCATTTAATATATATTCAAATTTTTGTTCTAATCTAGATCGTCTTTGATTCATGCACACTTAGGTTGATTATCTAAAATATTAACTAAGTCAGATGCTGATTTTTTATCAGTGTAATGACCATTCCAATCCCATTGAATAGGATACCATACGTCATCATCTGGTTCATGATAAGCACCATTTATATATCGAGATTCAAAGACATCATAAATTCTAACATCAGATCCACCTCTTGTTTGCATTGCTCTGGTAAAATCAAGTTTTGTCTGTTTACCCACAATTCTCCTTTATTTCTCAAGATCCACAAGCAACAAGCATTCATAACAAAACGTTTAGGATCATTATATAATTTATATACAATGTCAAACATCTCCTGTTCTGTTTTTGTATCCTTTAATAACTTCTCTGCTTTTACTGGACCAATTCCCTTAATACCAAAAATGTAATCACTTGTATCACCAATCAACATTTGTTTATAAAAGAATTTTAATGCTGTCAATTGGTTTACATAGTAGCATAGACCTTTAACAAAATTATAATGCATTCCTGGAATCATGTCAAGATCTTTATCAATAGTACAGATCACTGTGGATTCTGATTGATTCCAACCTAGAGCATCATCAGCTTCATAACCATCAATTACTTCAGCTCCTAATACATCTTGTAAATACCATTCTAATTCTTTTACTTCTTGTGGTTTTACTAAGTCTTTTCTGTTGGCTTTGTAATCAGGATTAATTAATGTTCTGAAATGTGGTATTAGTTTTCCTGATAGAAATATTCTTATATCAGGATCATCTAAGGTTGTTACTATTCTTTGTATAAATAAAGAACAGGAATGGTAATAAAATCGCATGTCACCTGGCTTACAATTAAATTTCTTAGTTCCTGTTCTCCAAGCTACAATGTCACCATCAATAAGTAGCATTTACCAACGACTTCCTAGTTGTTGTGTAGGAGGATTAATTTTAATGTCTGGAATGAAGTTATGCTCCTGTTTTCCACAGTTAGCAGAACCACATTTGGGACATCTTACAATTTCCTTTTCGTTTTTAAGTGTGCTAAATAAATGACCACACCAAAGACAAATAAGATCAGTAACATCAATCAATGTAATCTTCTTCATCAGAAGAATCTACTGGTGTTGGGACATTATTACCAAATACAAAATCAATATAATTCTGAGCTACTACTTTAACATTGTCAGGATCAATACCAGCAGCTAGTGTATTAACAGCATTAGTTAGTGAGGATTGACGAATGATGAATAGTTGTTTTTGATCATCCTTCTGATCATAAGATTGCTTTAAAGCTGGTTTAGCAGTATTTACTGGTTTCTCATCTTCTGGAGGGCTTTCTTCAATATTGGTCCAATCCCAAAAACCACCTTCATTCTTTTCTCGGGCAACATAGAAAATATCACCTTTACTAGCAGTTTCTAGTGTATCCATGACCTCTTTACTACCAAAAGGCATGATCTTTTTATTTTCTATTTTGTCTTGATATGATTTGTTTTTATAAACAACATCAAGGAATTTATATGGTTTCTTAGTTTTGGTCATACCTTGACCAACATCAACTGAAACGATTTGAATGCAGAGTGTAGACATATTATTATTATTCTCCTATAGAATATATTCTTTTAATTCTAGTAAATTATGACCGACCTTAATCTCTTCTTTGATTGGAATGTTCCAATCTAGATTGAAATGTTGTGATAAAACTTTTGGTACGTCCCGGAATATTTTAGAAAAAAGACGTGCAACAGGTTCTACATCAACTTCAGGTGAATCAACAATAATAGAATCATGAACTGTACTAATTAATTTACTGTTACTTAATTTTGCTTGATCCAATTTGTGTTTGGCTATTACACGGATCATAGCTACAACATCGGCACCTAAGCCTTGGTTTGGGTGATTGGTAATATCTGATTCGTTATATACTAATCCTTTGTATGTTTGTTTTGGTTTAAACTCATGTACTCGTCCAAATGGACTAATGATAAATCCCTGTCTTATTGCTTGTTCAATAAATAGTTTATGAGTTCTATAGATACCATTATACTTTGTATAATAAGAATCAATTACAGACTGCCAATAATCAACACTAGAACTAACAGAGGTGAAATCAGGGTCTTTAGAATATGCGTAAGCTGTACCTCTATAAATCCACATACGTACCTTATGTTTCCATAAGGATTAGACTATATCATCACCCATTACTGGGTGCTAGGCGCTTCGGGGTGGTAGCCCCTACTCCCTGTCGGGATAGTCGTTGCACCTTCTTAATCTAGGGAATGGTGGTGAATTTGGTGACACTTTTTACATAGTAGTTCACAATTTTCAGGAGTGTTGTTTTTCCTATTGTGATCTATGTGATGTGAACACCAACCACCTCGACCAAAT